TTCACAGCGACGGACGGCGATGGAACCGTTGGTGAAGGTATAGTTACAGTATCATATCTTCAGAATAACAACGTAACATAATTATAGTGAGGGCCTTCGGGCCCTCTTATAACAAAGGAATTTATGGCTAACGAAAGTACAGCATTTGGAGAGTGGTGGAGTAAAAAAGGATCAGAATGGTCCTCCAAAGCTTCAGAAATAATTAATAAGATCCCTTTGGTAGGTGAGGTTTGGGAAACAGAAGAAGAGGAAAAAGAAGCCGCTAAAGAATTTCAAACAAAGGTTACAGAAGAAGCAGATAAGACAATTGATACAGAATATAAAGAATTAAGTAAAGACGAACAAGAAGCATACGATTTAAAAAGAGTTAAAATATTTGAACAGATGAAAGCAGAAGAAGAAAAGCAAGAAGCTGAAGCAGATAAAGATTTACAAAAGAGATTAGAAGGCATACAAAAAGTTATTAATACTTTCGAGAATTTTCAAGCAGGTGAATCAGGTGGACAAATTGCGGGCTACGAAGATGTTGGTGATCCTTATGCTGGAACATCTGCTTTAAGCGATCTTAAAGAAAAGGAAAATTTGAAGTCTTTACTATCCCAAATAACAGGATATACTAACCCAATGTCAAGGGCTGTTGATCTCGAAAAGAGAATGCAGAACTTGGTTAAATATACATAGGAGAATAATATGGCAGGATCAAATATTACAGCAGTTAGATTAGCAGCAACTGGAGCAATTTCTGCAGGACCCGTTAGACTTTTCGGTTGTGTTGCACTTCCAGCAGCTACAGCAGGAACAGTCGTTTTTGATGATGGAGGAACTAATCTATTAACGATAGATACTGCAGCAGGGGTTGATAGTGGTCAAGTATGGATCTCATTTCCACAAGAAGGAATAAGATTTGCAACCAATTGTAATGCGACACTAACAAATGTTACTGTGGTTACAGCATTTTGGGGATAATCAAAAATGGCTTTATCGAATACAGCGACATTTAACTTAACCGTAAATGACGTTATACAAGAAGCGTACGATAGAATTGGAGGCGATCCGATCTTAGGATACGATGTACGATCTGCTAGACGTAGCTTAAACATCTTATTCAGCGACTGGGCTAATCGAGGCTACAATCAATGGACAGTCGAGGAAAAAGATTTAACGTTGGTTCAGAGTACGATCTCGTACGATCTTCCCGCGGACACGATCGATATAGTTAATGCAAATATTAAAGAAAGTGATGGCAAATATTATGCCATGTCAAGATTAGGTCTTAATGATTATTCAGCGATTCAAAACAAGGCGACTGAGTCAAGACCGACTCAGTTTTACATGCAGCGCACGATAACACCCAAGATTTATCTCTATCCGGCCCCCGATGATTCCACGGATGTTGTAAATTATTGGAGAATCAGAAGAATCATGGACGTTACCGCACAGACTGTTAGTGGGGTAGAGCAAGATACAGATGTCCCTTCGCGTGCGCTTGAGTGTATGTGCGCGGGATTAACTTTTTTTCTAGCCCAAAAAAGAATTAATATAGATATAAACAGACGTGCCGAGTTAAAGATCGACTACGAACAAGCTTTTGAAAGACTAATAGCGGGTGACGATACTCCTTCAACTAGAATTATTCCATCAACTTCATACTATGATTGATTTTAAATATTATGCCCAATCTACCTGGACAAGGTAAAAAACCTAAAAGAGCCCCCTTTCAGAAATGGGCCTCCGGCACATTCGGACTTGCGATCTCTGATCGGAGTGGATTGGCCTTTCCCTATAATGAGATGAGATTTGAATGGACTGGATCTTTTGTTCATAATTCAGAGTGGGAACCCAAACAGCCACAACTCTCTTTAACATATTTCACAGACGCGGTAGCTTTAAAAAATGCTAGACCTCAAGCTAATCTTTCCCATACGGGAGGAGTTCCCGATCAGCTTGAGCCGATCTTTCCTCCAACAATCCCATCAGAATATAATGGTCTTGCTGAGGCAAGCACAAATGTGTTAACATCTGGAATAGGAAGTGTTACAGTCGTTATTACATGAGTGATAAAAAACCTAAAGAACCTTCTCATAAAAAAATTGGTGTTACTGTTTCTACCCCATGTTTCGGAGGCATGATCAATGAAGCTTATTTTCATGCCGTCTTAAAGACTTCTGCATTATTTGCAGAACGTAAGTGGAAGCTCTACATAAACTCGATGGGAAACGAGAGCCTCATTACACGTGCTCGTAATACTTTGGTCGCTCAATTTTTAGATACGTGTGACAAAGAACCAGAGGCACACACCCACTTAATGTTCATAGATGCGGACATAGGTTTTCCAGCTCAAGCAGTTACACGAATGATCGATTATGATAAAGATATAGTTACGGGAGTGTATCCGCGTAAGAGTATTGCTTGGGATACAGTTAAAGAAAATGCTAAAAAGGGTGATTTTGAATTAATGGAACAAAAAGCCTTAGGCTACAATATTAATATGGCTCATCCTCAAAGTATTCAGATGGATAGAGGATTCATAGAGGTATTGGATTCAGCCACTGGTTTCATGCTTATTAAAAAAGAAGTATTTTATAAACTTATAAAGGCCTACCCTTATCTTAAATATACGACCGATCAGATCATTAATGGTGAAAAGTTTAAATCTAATAACTGTTACGCCCTTTTTGACTGTATTATTGATGAAAAAAGTAATAGATATCTAAGTGAGGACTATGCTTTTTGTAGACTTTGGCAAAAGATTGGTGGAAAGATTTATGCTGACTTGATGAGTCCTATAACTCATTATGGAACATACGCTTTTAAAGGAAATGTTTGGTCAAAGTTTAATGTGGCAGAAAAAGATAAACATAAAATAAAGGAGCTTTCAGATGGCAAATCCAATGACATACTCAAGTCTAACAAGTGATGTTCAAACTTGGATGGAAAATACTGGAACTGACTTTGTAGCTCAAATTCCAAATTTTATTATGGCAGCAGAGTTTAGGCTGTCAAGAGAGGTTGATCCTATTGGATTTGAATCTCAACAGGCCTCTGCTTTTACTGCTAATTCTGAATATTTAAGTATTCCTACTAATACGAAATTAATTAATTATCTTAATATAATCGTCGCTAATGAGAAAAGTTTTTTACAGATTAAACCCTTAGAATATTGCCAAGAATATTGGCCTAATTCAGCTATTACTGGAACTCCCAAGTATTTCGCTAATTTCACAGATGACGTGTTACTGATAGTTCCTACTCCGGATAGCGGCTATACGTGTCAATTAGGATATACAGCCAATATCGCGGGCTTATCTGCAAATACAACTACTAATTGGTATTCGAATAACGCTCCCTACGGTTTATTTTATGGTGTTCTTTCTGAAGCAAATCTCTTTACAAAGAACACGGAAGATTATATTATATACAACAAAAAATATACCGAAGCGGTTGTTACAATTAATAATCAAGCTAGACGTAGAAGAAGAACTGATTATAAATTCCCTGGCAGTCCTCTCGGTGAGAACACGATAACTGGAGGACAATAACATGGCGATAGTACAAGCTCTTGCTAATACATTCAAGGATAACTTGATGGCTACCACTGCTAATTTGGAAGCTAATTCTTTAAAAGTAGCTCTCTATGATAACACAGCGACATTAAGTTCTGCAACAACAGTTTACGATACTGCGAATGAAGTTACAGGAACTAATTATACTGCTGGTGGAGAAGCGATGACAGGTATGGCGGTTACGCTTGATGGGAGTACTGCGATCTTTGATGCTGATAACGTATCATGGGCCAACGCGACGATTACTGCTCAAGCTGCAGTAATTTACAATTCATCAACTATTACTGGTTTAACGACCAATGCAGCGATTGCTGTTTTAGATTTTGGTGGAGATAAAACATCAACGAACGGTACGTTTGAAATTCAATTCCCAAATGCCAATGCTTCGACTGCTCTGATTCGAATAACATAGGGAGGTAACTCCTTATGGCGAGTACATACGGACAAGGACAGTGGAATTTAGGTACCTGGAATAATTCTGTTTCGGGTGCTGTAATTACCGGTATTGGTCTTACATCATCTTTAAACGACGTTACTATCAATGCAACACTTGAAACGGGTTGGGGTAGAGGTACATACTCCTCTTCTACATGGAATGATTCTCCTCATGCCTTTATTACTCAAGATGGTATTGCTGCAGCTAGTGATCTTAATTGGGGCTTAGGCTGGAGTAGAGAGGATTATAGTCAGGGAGCGTGGAACACCCACTTAGGAACCATTATCGCTGGAACTGGAGATTTATTCTCTGTCACGGGTGAAGAACTAACATCAGTATTAGGAAGTGTTACAGTAGGCGCTGGTACGAACATCGTTATCACTGGTGAAGCTCTTACTGCCTATTTAGGAAACGTTACTACAACTAGTCAAAATATAATCGATATTACAGGTCAAGCTTTAACACCATCTTTGGGAGGTATCTCAATTGCTGCGGGTGGAAATATCGTAATACAAGAAGCGGGATTACAAGCTAATACAGGAATAGGAAAT